AAAAGTTCATCCAGCGCATACTCGTTTTCCCACTGCTGCTGTTTGTAACCCTTGTAGGTGTCGTAGACATCCACACCAGTTTCCAGCGCCCATTGCAATGCCTTGCGCACACTCGACCAGAAGTTATTCGATTCGGTGCTTGCCTGCTCATATTGTCCGCTCAGGTAATCTCGCATGGACTCCCAATCATACATTCCGCCTTTATACTCGTTGTAAGCTTGGTTGTCCTGCTGTCGCAATCCGGTCAACAGAGTTTGCAGGTTATTTTCCTCGGCATTATAGCTATTCAACGCTTGCGAACGCAGCGTCGGCAGTACATTGTTTAGTGCCGACATTTGTTCCTGATAGTCGGTTGCCGCTGCCTTGCTTGCGTAGTCTGTGCCATAACCGCCGCCCAATGTCGCAATGTTTGCTACTGCGTTGCGAGCGGCAGCTTGCGCCGCATTGGTATAACCGCGTGAATAGTTCTGATAATTGCTGTCTGTTCCCGCTGTATAGCCTGTGCCGAAATTGCGGTTGCTCAGCTGATTTGCCACCTGAGCAATGGACGATTGATAGGCGCTGTCATATCCCGTTGGACGGTTCGCGTTCCATGCGTCACGCTGTGCTTCGGCTTGCTGCTTTTTGGTTGCCATGCTCATCCCTCCTCAAAGAATATATGCCAACACATACGGCAACACCATATTTAGCATCGAGCCTGCCACATTGCTGCCGATGTTCCACCATGTATTTGCAGTGTTTTGCTGTGCGGTCGCCGCTTGGCTGTATTGCTGCTGCAAGTAGTTCAACTGATCGTAATAATCGCTCAAATCGTTCTGATAGCGGTTGTAGTTGGTCTGCTCCTGTTGCTGCAAAGCAGTCAGCGTATCGCTCAAATTGTCCGTTTCGCTGTTGTACTCGTTTAACGCTTGATTATACAAACTGTTGATCGCGTTGCTCAGTCCGCTCATCTGGCTGTTATAGGCGCCGGATGCCGCCGTTGCCGCATAGCTCGTGCCATAACCACCGCCCAGCGCAGATGCCGAAGCTGCCGCGTGTTCACTTGCCTTTTCCGCTTGCTGCTTGTATTGGTTGGTATATTGGCGGTACATCGGGTCTGTGCTGTAATCGTAATTGAAACTGCGATTTTGCAGTCGATCCGTCAGGGTATTGATCTGATCCTGATAGCTGCTTTGATAGGCAGCAGGCTTTTGCGCTTCCCAGCTACTCAACGCCGCAGCTGCCTGTTCTTTTTTGTTTGCCATGTCTTTGCCTCCTCTCGTCTGCGCATCAATCGGCATCACTGTCGTCTGATGTCAGCTGCGATACCAGCGAATCGCTCAAATTATCCGTATCCAAATTGGTCAAAATGTACTGTAATTGTTCCTGCAATTGATACAGATAGTTATAAAGTGCATTGGCATCGTTGGGATCCATATTTTCCGAAAATTTCGGTAATCCGATGCTATTCAATCCGGTCAAGCTTGCCATCCGTGTTTCGCCCCCTGTGCCGTTTCGCCGTGGCTCTGCGCCTGCATCAACAGAAGCGAACGCAGCGTGACCTGTCCGTTTCCACGAATACGCAGCCGCATCGTGTCATGTCTCCGGGGCACAAGCGCAAGTTCCAGCCGTGTGTATTCCTCGGTCACATCGGTTTCGCCCAGTTGCACCCATTCGCCGCCGTCGTAGCTGGCTTCGACATACACCTTGCTGTTTTCGTGTGCGTCCAGCCACATGGTGATGCGTCCCAGATAGCTATCCGCCGTATCGCCCATGCCGATGTCCCCGCTGACCCACTCGAAACACACCTGTTCTTCCTTTTCGCCTGTGACTGCGGTTCCGTCCGTTTCCACTGCCCACAGCCATGCACCGTCCCACAGATAGAGCTTGCGTCCCGTGCTTGCCATGACCAGTCCCACTGCGCTTTCCTCGTGCCAGATCGCACGCTCGGTGTCGTAGACCAGCAAGCGGCTTTTGGTGCTGCCGTCCTCGTCTGTGTCCGCCCATGTTAAATACAAATAGTAACGTCCGTCCAGTGTACCGCCTACTGCGTGCGATGCATTCGTCAAACTCTCTGCTCGCAGTGCACGCGAGAGTTTGGCAGGCAGGCTGCCTTCCCACGTCATGACCCCTTCATACGAGAGGTAATATAACGCTTCGTTGATTACACATAAACTTTTAGCGGCATCCTTTGCCACGCCGCGACAACGCAGCGTACTCATTTGGAAGTCACTGGGTTTTGTACCGTAAATTTTGTGCAGTGTATTCTCCTTGAAGAACAGCACATAACTCATACAGCTTGCCGCTCCGGTAAATGCACCGTCGCTGCCCACGGTAACAGCGTAGCTATCCGATGCAATACCACGGTAGCTATACCAGTTGGTCGGATCGCCCAGCTTGCAGGCATAGATCACATTTTCTTTGCTGTTGCAGCCCCATACACGGTTAGCACATTCGGTCACAAATTCCAGATCAGGCACCTGTCGTTCCAAGGTTGTGTTTTTCATTTCCTTGCGCTCGATGTATTCGGTGCCGCCATCCATGCTGTTCCACGAAGTGCCAAACGCATCTCGCACCACACGCCCATAGAAATAAGCGCTGTCGGTGTTGGGTGTGATATGCACCAAAAGCCAATCCTCGCCTTTGTCGTATATCACCAAATCCCCTTCCAGATCCGCCGACAGATATTCCGCCGCCGTGTCGGGTACGTTGCTGATGTGGATGGTGTCCCAGACGTTGAATCGTGTGCCGATGCCGGTCGACTCAATGCGGCAACAGTCCAGTGTGATGGTCGCCCATGTGCCGCTCACGGCGTTGTATTGCTGCAACACGTTCACACCTGCCCACGGCTTGTCCTCGTTGTTCAACTGCAAATACACCAGCCCATCCTCCGCCGATTCCGGCAGCTCCGTGCCTTTGTCGTTGATTTGGTAGGTCATGCCCTCCATGTCGCACGGCACAAATCGCAGCGGGTCATATTCGCTTAGATCTGCTTCGCAGCTCCACTGTGCACCCAGATCGGTCCATGTTCCGTCTGCTATATCCAGTTGCTTTTTGTCGGGAAAGATCAGAATGCGTGTTCCCATGCCGACCAGTTGCTTTTCGTCGTCTGTTACCGCATTTTCCAGCACCAGTTCGTCGGCATCTTCAGCATCCGGTTCGTAATATAGGGTCGTGCCCGCCACGGTCAGCAGACCGTTCAGCCAGTACATCCCGTTCACCCGTTCCAGCGCTTTCACCTTGCGGCGTGGGGCTCGTGTAGACAATGCGGGATAGTCCTGCGTAGTCCAGTTGATGCCTGTGCTGTATTCCGCTTCGCTGCATCCATAGGTTTCATTCAAGCCGCCGAACGCCCGCAGCAGTGCGCGGCTGTTCGTCAGCGTATTGATCTGCGGCAAAGCCATACCGTTTCCTCCTTTCTTGCCCGCTCACCAGCGGAATTTTTTATCGCTTTTTGGCAAATAACGTCGCCGCATCCATCCGCCAAAGCTCGTCACCAAACTGTTGAACTGCTGCGCTTCATTCAGATAGCGTTCGGTTTCTCCCAGTGCCAAATCAATTTGCCCGCACAGCCAATGCACATACACGGCATCGTATGGCGCGGGGACAAGCAGCTCCGTTTCATCCGTAAGGCTTTCATTGCCGGCGGCACGGTCTGCGCCGACTTCCTCGTATTCGTAGGTCGCGCTGTGCTCCACCACCTCGCGGCGAATCTGTCCGTCTGCCTGCCGCAGCCATTGCTGCTTTAGCGCTTCGTCAAACGGATTTCCCGGACGGCGTGCATCCGCCTGATCAATGGCTTGTCGTACTGTCACGCTTTATCCCTTCCTTCTGCTTTTTTCAAAAACCTCGGCACAAAAAACAGTGCCGAGGTTTGTTCCGTTGGGTATTCGCTTTCCCTTACTTTTCTGCAGCGGCGGCGCTTTCCGCTTCGGCAATGCGCTCTGCCGCCAGTGCATCCTGCATCTGGCTGTGCTGCAATACTTCTGCCACCTCGGCGGGCACCTCGACTTCCACACCGCGCTGGATCTGATAGCGTCTGCCGTTCACGCTGACGAACACATCCCCTTTGTAGCGGCGATTGTCTTTGAACAACTTCACCTTCACGGTTTCATCGGATTGTGCCTGCGCCGCCATTACAAACTCCTGTGTATTTTTTGTAGCCATCGTCGTTCTCCTTTTCCCTCTGACCCGCCCACCGATTCACGGTCTTTTTCCCATTTTATTTGATTGATTTAGTTTGCCGCTGCCGTTGCGCTGTACTGGCTGGTGCTTTCAATACGCACCATGTACTGCTCGACCAAACGCTCGGCGGTCTTGATGCCCTTCCAGCCCACGGATGCACGCTGGTTCAAGGGGTCGTCACCGTAGCCGAGCTGCTTGACGATGTGTTCCAGACCGCCGCCTTCCAGCTCAGTAACACCGTATGCATGTGCACCGAGCACCAGTGTACCGAACACCGCCAGACCCGACGGGCAGGTATCGTCTTTCCAGATGATTGCCTCGCTGCTCTCCACAAAACGGATGCCGCCCAGCTTGCCGATCTCGCCGTTGAAAATGCGCTCCGGGTCCGCATACTTGTGCACGTCGATCCATTCCTCGTTGCGCATCAAGTCGTATGCCGCATAAGGGTGCACGATCGCAACATAGCTGTCGCCAAATTTGTCCGCGTTCATAGCTGCCAGTTGTGCCGCTGCGCGGAAGAACAAATCCGGAGTCAGACGGCAAGTGCTGTCCAGATTCTTGCGGCTGCTCACCTCGGTCTGGCTGCCGTCCGATGCTACCTTGGGTGCATAGATCACGCTGGTACCACCCGCCAGCACATCACGGGTCACGGTGTCCATCGTGCGTCCTGCCTGACTTGCCAGCACACGGGTTGCCTGCAAAATGTTGTTGTCGATGGCGGTCAAGGTCAGCATATCGGTCACGGGAACCCAGTCGCCGTACTGGTGCAGGTCGCTGGTAATGCCCGAAACATTCAACATCTTGCCCGTGGGGGTCACACCCTCAGTCAGCGGTGTAGTCGCTTTGGGCAAGCTATCGTATTTGCGGAACTCGATCGTTTTACCGCCATTCTTAGGGATGGGGTAACTGTCGCCGAACTGGTCGTGCACCAGATTTGGTTCGGCTTGGTCGATCAGACGGCGCTCATAGTAGGTTTTCATTTCGGCGGTCATGCCGCTGCTGCCCGTACTGTTCATCTCGTCTGCGAACCACTGCAAATTCAGATTCTTTTTCATCATGTTCTTTTCCTCCTGTGTTTTGTGTGTTCTATCGCAACGCGGTCGTTGCACCGCGTATGCTTCAAAAACTGATTTTCTCGCCGTGCATCACGCGGCGTTCGATTTCCTCGCGGTCGGCTTTGCTCAGGCTGTTCACATCGGTTTTCATGGTCACAGCTCCGCTCGGTCGTGTTCCGTTTTCGCCGGGGCGTGCATTGCGGGTCGCAATGCGCTCGGTCACACCACGTTCTACCGCTTGGGCAGTCGTCGCCTGATTTTCACGCATTAAGCGATCAAAATAAACCGCACGATATGCCGTTTCCAGATTGACGCCGCGCTTCATCAGGTCGGCAAATGCGGGATTGCTGCGCGCTTCGCTGTAGTTGAACGAAGGGTATTTTTCCTGCATCGCTGCCGCTTGCCGATCCCAGTCGGCACGAATCGCCTGCACATGCCCGCGAATTTGCTGCTCAGCACGATCACGTGCAGCGGCACGTTCACGGCGGATCCGGTCGGCTTCACTCTCGTTGGTCGGCTCGGTCGTGTTCTCGGTCGGCTGCTGTGCCGTTTCCTCGGTGTCAGCGTTTGCCTCACTTGGGGCGGCTGCTTCCGGTTGCTTGCCGTAAACCACATTTTTCAGCGTATCGCGTTCGGGTCGCAGCGTGCCGCTGCGCATTGCCAAACGTCTTTGTGCCGGTGTCATCTCGTTTGCATCCGGTTCAGAATCCTCCACTGCCGGTGTCGCCGTACCGTCTGCACCCGCTGCCGTTCCGCCATCTGCAAAATATTGCAGGTCGGTTCCGTTGTCTACTGCGGGAATATCCTCTGTTTCTTCCGCCTCGTCGCTGCCATCGAACAAAATCAATCGCACATAATCGGGATACTCTGCCGCCAGTTTGCTCAAACCGTTCACCACGAACTCATACACGCTCGCCAACATGGTTTCGTG